AGGATTCGGATTCAATGGAAATTCCCAGCCCACGAGGCTCGTGAACTGCGGCGCCTATAACAACACGTCGGGTCAGACAAATCAAACGACGACCTATGTGGACCAGAACATCAACTTCATAAACAACGTCACCGGATCGTTCTTCGTCAACGCCGCTGGTGGAAACTTCGCACTGAACCAACTGGCGAACCAAGGCGTACTCGCGCGCGCAGCGGGAATCCCTGGCGCGTTCCCTGCCGGAACCACGACGGGATTCTTGGATGTGGGCGGCGCGCAGCACCAAGATTCTCCCGATGTCATCGCTTCGGTCATCAGCATGTACGAGACACGGTATCAGTAATCGTGTACACTTAACCCCAAGGAGATTTCATGCCACGCATTTACGAAGTAACTTTTGAAAACGTCACCGTTTCGGCGGCCCAGACGCTTGTAAGTTTGACCATCGCGGCCGGCGTTCGAACGGTGAAAGTCAAGCGTATGCGTGTTGGCGCAACCAACACATCCATTCCCACTGCTCAAATGCTTCAGATTAGAGCGCGTTTGTCATCCGCCACGTTCACCGTTGGATCGGGCGGCGGCGCGGCCACTCCGAGGCCTGTTGATATCGGCGATGCGGCTGCGACCGCAACGGCGCGCGTCAATGACACCACCACTGGGACCACAACGGGCGCCTTCACGGTACTTGAAGAGACCGGCTGCCATATTTATGCCGGCTACGACTTCAGTTACCCGCAAGGGCGTGAGCCAGTATTCGGAGGTGCTGAGGCGTTCCTTTTTGAATTGCTCTCGACAGTTTCCGGGACGTGTGCATTCTCGGGTGGCGTGACGTTCGAAGAAACTGGCGGATAATCGCTAGGTTAGGACCGTGTGATCGTACGGTACAGCCTTGTCATCATCGAGACGCTGGGGCTCATCAAGAGCACCGGCTGGCTTCCGTACACTGCAGCTCCACCAGCGGTTGACCAATTAGCGTGGCGACAGGTCAACCGCTCGGTGGAGCAACCCCCACCAGAAGAACCTCCACGTAAAGCGCGCTGGATTCCCGGCGAAACAGCGAACCAACTCCCTTGGCGCAGAATAAATCGGAACGTAGATTACACGTTCGATGAAGCAGGCAGGATTTCTAGATGGCTGCCTGACAGTTCCAACCTAGGATCTGATCAGCTGGCTTGGCGCGCAATTCAGCGCGGCACTCAATACCAGTTCGATGAAGCCGGACGAAATCCGAAGTGGATACCGCCAAACGTAAATGTCGGAGATCCTATCGCGTGGCGCTCGCTGCAGCGCTCCATAGAGTACCAGTTCCAAGACGGTGGCCTGGCGAAGCCCAACGTCCCACCGTGGGTAACGCAAGCTCCGGTTATTGACAACCTCGCATGGCAGAAGGTAAAGCGAAGCGTCGATTACAGCTTTGACGAAGCCGGTAGAACCGCTCGCTGGATACCGGACGCCTCGAATCTAAATAACGATCAGATCCCGTGGCGTGGACTCCAGCGCGCGATTGCCTACAGCTTCGATGAGGCTGGATTAGCGAAGACTTCCGGTTGGATTTATCCATTCCAGCCACCACCTGCCGATTATCTGACGTGGCGCCGAATCAATCGGGACATTCAGTACACGTTCGAAGAGGCCGGACGTGTCAAGGTCAATGGCGCGCCGTGGACCGTCCAGGCTCCGGTAATCGATAACCTGGCTTGGCAGAAGGTCAAGCGAAATGTTGAGTATGCCTTCGATGAAGCTGGTCTGGCAAAAACATCAGGCGCGCTGTTCGCCACTGCTGTGGTGCAGCCCGATCAGTTGGCATGGCGTGGCTTGCGGCGTTCGGTCGAGTACGCATTTGATGAAGGGGCTCGGTCGGGACGGTGGATTCCGGACGCTTCGCATTTGGCTGCTGACCAGATTCCGTGGCGCGCACTCAGGCGCTCCATCGAATACACCTTCGAAGAAGCTGGACGCGCGCGAGCAATCGGATGGGTGTTCGGTACGCCTGTCATTCAGCCCGACAGCTTGTCTTGGCGCTCGCTGCATCGTTCAATTGATTACCAGTGGGATGAAGCTGGGCGGGCGAGGGCGATTGGCTACCTGTTCTCTATCCAAGCTCCCGTTATCGACAATTTGGCGTGGCAGAAACTTGTGCGCGCAGTTGAGTATTCCTTCCAGGACGGCGGCCGAGCGAACTTTGGCGGATACCTGTTTGCGCCGCAGCAGCCACCACCGCCTGTGAACATCGTAATTCGTCCGGTTGGAAGCGCTCGGCCGGCTGGACCGATCGGAATTATTGTTTCTGGATCTCCAGAAGGTACTATAGTCTGATGCTGCAATTGTCGATGACTCAGGACAAGACCGGTGTTTTCTTTCTCAGCGTATTTCAGTATGACGGCGTGACGCCTCAACCGCTTTCAGGACTGACGCTTTGGTTCCACGCGGCGTATAAAGCCGACGGCTTTGTGCTCGACAAAAGTTCGCCATCGAGTGGAATCACCATCACGAATATTGCGGGTGGTGCGGACTGCGCGACGCTTCAAATCGAGCCGGGAGACACAGCGGCGCTCAATCTGATCGACGGCGCAGTCGCTTCGATGCCGTGTGAATTGAATCTTGTGAATGGCGCGGAGAGTTACGAACTGGCCAGTGGGTTTCTTATAGTCAACGCGAATGTGGGGACGCCGTGAAGATCTACATCATGCGTCACGCGCAGCCTTTCGACGGCGAGCAGATGGACCCCACTCGCGAGCTGACCGACACCGGTAAGAAGCAGGCGAAGATGATGGGCCGCTGGCTGAAGAAACAGCTTCCACCGCACGACATGCTTCTACAGTCCAACATGAAGCGCTCGCAACAGACCGCGAAGCGCGTTGGAAAGAAGCTGGACCTGGACCCGGTGACCACATCGGCTCTCGATCCGGACGCCAAACCGGAAGACGCGCTTGCGGAGATTCAACGGCTGGGAGCCGGAAAGAAAAGCGTGGTAGTGATCAGCCACTCGCCACTCGTTCAAAAGCTAGTTGCACACATGACCGGAATGGCGAGCGCGGCGCCAGTTCACCTTCCTCATGCAGCCGTCGCCCACCTGGAACCGTTGCCACGTCGCCCGAAGGTTACCGAGGCTCAGCTTCAGAAGCGCTCCAAGCGGCTGCGCGAAGCCGCGGATGAAGGTGCCACGGAGAAAAGCTGGGTGGGTGGAACGTGCGAAGTCTGCCAAGAGAATGCCGATGCTGGATGGATCGACATGGAAGAACAGTTTCCCAGCGGTGACGATGAGCCACCGGCACATCCGAACTGCGGTTGCGAACTGGAGACGCGCGATGTCCAGGAAAGCATCCGCTACAACGTGCGCGGCACGATGGCACCACGTCAAATGGACCCGCGAGAAGCCAATGACCCGGGCAACCGCTATCCAGTCAAGAGCATGAATCCCAAACGGGTGATGGTCCTGCATTCGCTCGTGACTCCGAACGTCGTAGCCCGCGACGAAGACGACTTAAAACTGGTGACAGACGACTCGAAAGCGATCGTCGAGGCCGCTATCCAGATCGTGGATGTGCTTCTTTCCGAAGAAACTGACACTGTGCAAATCTGAGCAGTTCGCGCGTCTCACATTTGCTAATATCTCTTTCGAAGGAGTCTCCACAATGAAACATGAAACTGAAACAGTAGATCCGCAGTCCGACCAGAAGAAAGCACCGGGCCGCGAAAAGCAGCCGGAAGGCTCAAAGCGTCTGACCGTCATGGTCGCAGGCGTGGGGCACGGCATTGAAGTGCAGCCTGGTTCACTCGCAAGCGACGTTTTGGATCAGGTTGGAACACCGGGAAAGGGTCTGTATAAGGCCGAAGTAGCTGGAACGCCGTTCAAGGCAGACGTCAAGGTGTTCGAGCACGTCAACGATCAAGATACCCTGTACGTCCACTAATCCGCTATGGAAGTATCCCACCTTTGAAACCCCAGCGTGCGGCTGTCACAACCGGGCGCTGGGAATTGTTTCACGTGGAACGTTCCACACCGTTAGGACTCATCGCCTTCACGAGCTTTCTTTGCTGCTGAAGCTCATAGCTCTCGTGGGCGTTGATAAGTTCCAACCGGTGAGCTAGAACGTGCTCGCCGCGCTGCCGGAGCGCTTTCACGCAAGCATCCACGCCAGCCTTAAAACCTTCTTCGCGCGCTTCCCGTTCGTTTATTGGTTTCACGGTTTTACGGTAGTCCCGGTAATACCCTGGATCGCGTTTCCCCGGCATGGCGCAATGGTATCACAACAGAATGTTGCGCAACATCCCTGTACACCCACATGTGGTATGCCGTAAGTTACTGATTAATGTCCGCAAGCGCTCTTTCGCCCGGTTTTCAGCTTGTCGCTCGCAAAATCTCAGAAGCCGCGATGCAGCACGGCGATGTCAAAGACCGGCTGAAAGACATCATCAACGACCATGTGAACACGTCCGGGAAATCCCACAAGGACGATGAGTACCTGGACCATGATGGGGACGGAACCGAGGGAAACTGCACCTACGTCTGCAAGGGCGACATCCGGCAAGCTCCGTACGAGTTGGGGACACGCGGCGGGAAGGCGACGGGCGGAATCGACTTCGACAGTTCGAAGAACGTCATCCCGGTAACGAGCTACGTTCCGGAAGCTGGCGACGATGAATCTTACACCAGCATGGACGAAGCGATGCGCAAGGAAGGCCTGTACCTGCAGCTTCCGGTTTACGAGCGCTTCATCGGCGCGAAGGCGCGAAACTCTGCTGATTCCGGATCTTTCGCCGGCAAAGGAAAGAGTTTCCCAATTCTCAAAGCGGAAGACGTCTCAGCAGCACTTCACAGCATCGGACGCGCGGGACCGGGTAATTACTCGAGCGACACGCTGAAATCGAACATCAAGCGCATCGCCAAGGCGAAAGGGTTCGCACTTCCGGATTCCCTGAAGGACGCCGATGAAGCGAAGTCAACCTGGAAGCCGGAAGGTACGCTGCTGGTGGAAAGCTCCGCTCACTTCTGCGAAGCACCGCGGCTCCAGGAGGCCGCAACTGCGACGTATCCGATCAAACTCATATCACCTGGCCGGGGATCGAGCGGTTACTATCCTCCGGAAGTTCTGAAGAAAGCCGCTGAGTCGAAGGTCTTCAAAGCTGGCACGCAGATGTTCTGGAACCATGACACCGACGCGGAGGAGTCCGCGCGACCGGAAGGCGACTTGAACCGGCTGGCAGCGGTGACGACATCGGACGCCGCGTGGATGGAAGCGGGGCACGATGGTCCGGGACTCTACGCACAGGCGAAGGTGTTCTCGGATTACGCGGCCAAGGTGAAGGAAATGGGTCCGCACATCGGGCTATCGATTCGCGCCGGTGGCGATCGCGACGAATCGGCAAGGGGACCGGATGGCAAACCGCGAGTCATCACCGCATTGAAGAACGCCGCGAGCGTGGATTTCGTCACGAAGGCCGGCCGCGATGGAAAGATTTTCACGGAGTCGAAAAAAGAGGGAGAGGTAGACATGGACAAAAACGAAGTTCTGGCGCTCATTCGGGAGAGCACGGCTCCGCTCGAAGCCGAAAACAAACGGCTCAAGGAACAACTGATGCGTTCCGATGGTCCGCGTGTCGTTCGCGAACACCTGGCGGGCATCCGGCTACCGAACGCTGGCAAGGATGAAGTGATCAAGCGTGTCCTTCAGGAAGGCATCGCCGACGACCCGAAGAAGCTCACCGAACAGGTTGAGCGTGTCTCGAAGGACGTCGCGCAATTCCTGATGGACATGGGTTACTCGGGAGGCTCCAACTTCGGCGCGCGCATGACCGAAGCCGAAGCGAGCAAGTTCACCGAAGCCGATGAGAAGAAGCTGACGGAGCGCTACGAAGAGTCGATGGGTTCGCTTGTCGATATCTTCGTAGGGCCGAAGCTCAGCAAATCTTCGGGTGTGGCGTACGAGAAGCGCAAAGAAGCACGGAAAGCTTTCAAAGAAGGGCGGGCGGCGTAGGCCATGACAAACAAATACCTTGAACGTTTCGCAACGCTGAACCTTCAGCTTCCGGCTGGAATCTCGATCGCTACCGGCGTCGTGGTGCTGCTGGGACGTGGCACCCACGTCATGGGTGGCGTGACAGCTACCGCGCAAAACACGAGTCTGCCAGTGTACGACTCCGGAACCGGATTCATCACCGTTGACTTCGAAGGCGCGTTCAATCTCTCGGTGGAAGCCCAGACGCAAGGCTCGCCTTCGGCTGGCGCCCAGATCCGAATCGGAGACGCGGTGTACGCGGACGGTGGAACGTACGATGTGCTGACCGGCATCACGTACGGGTCGAAGCTGAGCGCGGATACGACCGGAACTTTCGTTGGTATCGCGCTGGCTCCGATTGCGGCTGGATTGACGGCCACCATTCCGGTGTTGCTGAAGAACGCGGCGTAAAGGACAAACAACCATGATTGGACTCAATGACGTTGTAAAAAACTGGGGCGACTTCGGCACAGACGGAAACTGGCGCGCGCGTTTCGGCGGAATGTCCGAGGGCGACAACGGGCGGATGCCTGGGGTGTCGCTTGCGAGCTACCCCGGCGAGAATGAACGCGAATCCGGGTATGCGAACACCAGCTCACTTGTCCGGAGGATGCAAGAGAAGCGCGGGCGCCGTTACTACGAAGCCCGGATGTCGGAAGCGGCCACGATCATCTATCGTGGCTTCAATGGATCGAAGCGCGATCTGTTGAACCTCCAGGAAGCCATGTCCATCTCGGACTTCCCGAACTTGTTCGGTGATGTGATTGACCGCGCAGTGCTGGCGAACTACCTGGAGACGCCTTACACCTGGAACCTGGTGGCCAACCAGTCGGAGGTTTCCGACTTTCGGCCGGTGAAGCGGTTCCGTGTCGATGGTGGAACCGGACTGCTCGCCGCTATCCAGACTTCAGCGCAGCCGAACCCTGGACAGCTCACGCCCATTGAGCAGGGCGCACAGTATCCCGAGGATTACTTGACCGACGCCGGTTACACGTATCGGTTGCAGAAGTATGGCAAGCGGATGCCCTTCTTCTGGGAGACTTTCGTCAATGACGATTTGAATGCGCTGAAGGACACACCGGCGCGGTTCGGTCGCGGCGCTCGCCGGACGGAAGAGTATTTCGTCACCCAGCTATACGCGAACAATGTCTCAGGTAACGGACCCAACGGCAACCCGTTCTTTTCGAACGGCAACAAAAACATCATCAACGCGGCGAACGCTGGCGGGTCATTTGTAGCCAACAATCCGGCCCTGACCATCGCGGCGCTCCAGCAGGCGATGGTGGTGCTGATGAACCAGGTGGATACGACCGGGCAGCCGATCAGCGTGGAAGCCATGACGCTGGTAGTTCCACCGGCTTTGAAGACCATCGCCATGAACATCCTGAACACGGATTACGTGTTGATGGCTGATCAGGGCGGTACTCAGCAGATCAACGGTGCGAATCTCTCGGCAACGCTCGCCCAACAGTTGCACGCGATGAACTGGGCCAAGAACATCGTTCGGCTGGCAGTGAATTACTACTTGCCGATCGTTGACACCGCGCACGGAACAACCGGGTGGTATCTGTTCTCGAATCCCGAGAATGGCCGGCCTGCTCTCGAATTTGGCAAACTGCGCGGTCACAACACTCCCGAGCTGTTCATGAAGCTGCCGAACTCGGTAGCGATCGGGGAAGGCACGATGGGACCGGGAACGGGCGTGATTCCTGGAACCTCCAACATGTCTCCGCTCGAAGGTGACTTCGACACGGACAGCATTCATTACAAAATCCGCGACGTGTTCGGTGGAACGCAAATCGACCCGATCATGGCTGCGTATTCGAACGGCAGCGGTTCCTAGGAGGGCGGCTTTAACGACCGTGCCTGATGAGCTTCACTTACGACTTCACGAACTATCCGCAGCTTTCAACGGTAAGGCTGTTGGTGTTCGATACCGACCCGGCAAACCCGATCTTTCAGGACGCGGAAATAAACGCGGCCATGCAGATCGAAAGTTCGGGAAATGTGATCATCGGGCTGACCGGCTACAGTCCCGCAGTTCCAGTGGCTCAGGTGATTTCGTACCGGCGCGCAGCGGCGCTCTTGCTTCGCAGCCTATCGGCGAGCAATGCGGGGCAGCTAATCGACAACATCTTGGACGTCCACATGAACGGTCCAGCAGCGGCGGCGGCTTTGGCAAAGATCGCGGACAGCTACATCGAAGACGAAATGAACGCGGGCTACTTTGCGATAAGCGAGATGGTAAACAACGAGTTCTCGGCGCGGGAACGGCTTTGGAAAATGCTGTACCGGCAGAACACGTAATGGCTCAGAATCCACTCAGTCGCCATGTAAGCAAGCTGATGAAAGCAGCGGTGGGTACGGGTCTATTCGTGTCGGTCTGTTCGGTTCAAGCTCCTGACGGACTTTTAGGAACTTCCGGCGCGCCTTCGGGCAATTACGTTGCAGTGTCAGGCCTGCAATCGATTCTCTGCATGGATGCGCCGGAAGGCTTCGGCTCGGGCATCACGGCAACCGAGATTCACGCCGTTCAGGATGTCGAGTCTTCGGGCCTTCGCCATGTCCTGCTCGCCGGATCCTATCCGCAGTTGGGACCGTCAACCAATTGGGGCGACGTGGGATGGCGAGCGGTTCTCACCAACACGGTAACAGGGCAGACTCAGACTTACGACATTTACGGAGCGGAACCGGATTCGCAGGGAACGCAAACCAGAATGCGCCTCAGGGTAGTAAATTTATGATCTCCGCAACTGCAACATTCCGGCCGCGCAACGATCTGGGCCAGTTCATCGGCGTGGTGATCACCCCTGCAGTGCTGGCGAGCGTAGAGGCGGCGTGCGGGCTCATTCAGGCCACAGCACAGGAGTATTGCCCGGTTGATACCGGACGCCTTCGGGACTCGATCACGGTGGAAGTGGAGCAGCTCGATACAACCGTACGTGGAACTGTTGGGCCGCATACAGATTATGCGGCGTTCGTTGAATTTGGAACAGGTATCCGCGGTGCGAGCTCGCCGGGCGCCGGCGCTGGGCCGTACAGTCCGACGTGGCCTGGTATGGTGGCTCAGCCTTACATGCGGCCGGCAATGGATGAATCTGTGGGTCCGATCATGGAACTGTTTCGTTCCCAGATTGGAGCGGCATTCAATGCATGAGCGCTTCTCTAGAAGCTCTTCTGTTATCGCAGGCATCGGCCTACTCGCCGTTAGCTTCGCTACTTGCGACGGCGCCGGGCAATCCAACCGCCCCTGCCTGGTACGACAACCAGCTTGCGCAAGGCTCATCGTATCCGGCAATCGTGGTCACAAAGATTTCACAACCGCAATCCTACGCACTAACCGGGCGGATGGCCACCGCGCAAGCTCGGGTACAGTTCATAATTTGGGACACCAATCCGGAGCGCGCGCGGACAGTCGAGCAGGTGTTTTATCAGTTTCTGGATCAGTTCAACGGCGTGGGCCTGGCGAACTTGCCGGGATATCCGAACGAAGTAGCGGGAGTGCGGCAAGGCTATGCACCGCAACCGACGCCGCCACGGTGGACGCTGCTGATCGATGCAATGATCTTTTGGAATCAGACTTTGTAAGAGGAGACTAACATGGCTGGAACTATCACGAGCCCTATCGGGCCGGCGCTTTCGGTAAGAGGAACACTTTTGCAGGTGGGTACGGCGGGCTCTCCCGAAACGATGTACACCATCGCCAACGCCACGGACGTCTCGCTTCCGATCATGGCCGACACAGTGGACGTGACGAACGTCGGAAACCTTTGGAAAGTGAAGATTCCAACGCTGCTCGATCTCGGCAAGATTTCCTTCAAGATCTACTGGATCATGGAGGAAGTCACGCACCGCAATTCTTTGAACGGCGGCGGCGTCCCGGCCGGGTTGCGGTACCTGCTGGTTCAACAGTTGGTGCGAGATTACCAGTTCGTCTATCCGGACGGGAACAACTCGACCGACGCTTTCCCGGCATACGTTACTGGCTTTGCCATCACCGGCAAAGTTGGTGCGGTCTACGAAGCGTCGATCGATCTCACCTACAGCGGTCCCACTGTGCCGAGCTTGGTGTAATTGAAAGAGAGGAAGCCTGACAAATGGAAGTAGATACGCCGATCGAGTATCCGATTATCGAAGTTCCCGGACATGGCCTTCACAAGGTCAAGTTCGGGCTTCGTGCGCAGTACCTTTTGGAAAAGCAATACGGCATTCCGCCAGAAGAGTTCGGAAAACGGTTTAAGGAATGGCTACCACGGAAAGAAGACGATGGGTCCATCACGCCGGGCCACGCCAGTCTAACCTTCGTTTTCGACGTTCTGGCGGCATGTCTGGCAGCAGACGGTCTGAAGCTGGCTCCGGACGAACTTGCAGACCTGTTCGAGTACCATCAAATCCCGAACGTTGCTCGCGCGATCGTGGAAGCCTTCTCAAAAACGCGGTGGTCAGCACAAACACCGGCTCCGGAGTTGGCCACGGCGCAGGAGCCGACGACCAGGCCGAACTAGACCCGGAAGAACGGTGGTTGAGGCTTTGGGCCTTCGCCACCTCTCCCAATGGTCTGGGAGTGCCACCAGAGCGATTCTGGAACCTCACTGCTCGGGAATTGCAGGCGCTTCGAACTGTTCACCGCGAGTCGCTGTTGCGCTGGGCGATTGAACGCTCGATGTACGCCAACGTTAACTTTCTCGCGAGGGACCAGCGCGGCGAACCAACGGAAGCACCTTGGACGCCGGAAGACTTTCTCGGAGAAGGCGACCGGCACAAGCGCACCAATGAGCGGTTCGCCTCTACGGTTGCCGCGCAGCTCGCCAACCTCGAGCTTTTGAAAATACAGAAGGACTGCCCACCGGATGATCTTCCACCGTGGGCGATTGGATAAAACATGGCAAGCGCACCGATTGGCGAGATACCCGTACTGATCACTGGCGATTGGTCAGACCTTCAAAGCTCGCTCGATGACGCTGTTAAAGCGGCGGAAACCGGCGCTGAAGACATAGCAGCAGCATTCAATGTCCCTGGCGACACCGGGATATCGGATAGTGTTGATCAAGCCACATCTGCTCTTGAAACGTTTGGCTCCACGGTTGAATCGGTTGAGCCTGCCCTTGCCACGCTTGCTGAAGGAATTTCTAATATAGGGGACACCGCAGCGGGATCTGTAGCTGGCCTGCATGACGTTTCCGATGGTCTGAACGAAGTCGGGGAATCCGGCCATGAAGCCGAGGGCGGAATCGCTGGTGTGGTAGAGCAACTTATACAACTCGGTGAGGCGTTAGTAATCACCGAAGCAATGAAGGAGTTCGCCGGCGAAGCCCTTGAGGTGTACGGAAACGTCCAGCAAGCCAGTATATCGCTAACCGCTCTGACCGGAAGCGCTGAATTAGCGGATGAGATGATCGAAAAACTTAAGACGGTGGCGACGTCAGACGCCCTGTCTTTTGAGCCTCTGGTGGGTGCCGCCCAAAAGATGACGGCTCTTGGGTTCAGCACCGAACAGACCTACAAGGCTTTGCAGGCAGCCGCCGATACAGCGGCGGCGACCGGCGCGAGCTTTGACCGTGTTACTCAGGCCATCGAACGTATGGCGCTGTCCGG